AAATGTGTACAAATCTGCAATTACACTTCATTATTGTACTGAGCCAAATGTTAAATAATGTTAAAATATAAAAGTATTTTGTACATTTGTGTTATTATTCAAATAAAAGGTTTTATATTTGTTAAATATATTAATCACTAAAGACATGGAAGAAAGAACACAATTAAATTTCTCAATCAAAACTGATCTTAGTTTAAAAATTGATAGGATGTTAATAGACCTTAAAGAAAAAGGTTTGGTTAATAAAAAAACCAAACCCGAATTACTTGAGGAATTGCTTCAGGTAGGTTATAATGCAAAATCTAACCCATTATAGCTATGGATAAAATTATATATAAAGGGATTTTATTCAAGAAGCCTAATGATGTGGATAATATAGCACATTTCCACGGAATAACACAAAAGGAAATTAGGAAGGGTAAAATAAAAAGAGAACCATGCGGTATTTGTGGAGAACTTAATTCTTGGGGGCATCATGAATATTATTCTGATACTAAATATAAAATAAGGTGGCTTTGCCCTAAGCATCATTCAATCATACATACTATTTTTAGAAAAATAGATAATACAAAAAATTGTATAGAAGTATATTCTAAAATGCTTAAAGAAAACCCTAAAGATGATTATGCAGAAATGAGTGTTCGAGAAGCAAAACATCAACTGGAATATTATAAAAACGCATACCATTTAACTGAAGAATAATGAAAAAACAAAGCAAAATTATTAAGGTTGAACTCCCCAATGAGCTTAATTTCAAATTAGACATACACTTGGCACAACTTAAACGTATCGGGGTCAAAAAGACAAAAGCAGACCTTATTGTTACCCTTGCAGCGATAGGATTACATCGGGAAACAGGTGGTAATTAAACTAAATATCCATACGTGAGCTAATCACATGGTTTGTATTGCGAGTTTTTAATAGAACCAGTTAATCATTAATTAAACCGTCAAGATCATGAGGACAAATTATTTTAAACCAAATTGGCACGAAATCAACAAGGCTATCAATACTGAAAACCTTAAAGAATTACGTGAAGCTCAAAAAGAATTGGAGAAGAAAATTCAGGTAAAAATTAATAATTTTTATAAGCAAAAAAGAGAAGTCGAACAGATACAAAAAATTACTGAATTAAAAGCACTACCAATAGGATCAAAAATTTATTTCCTCGGAAGATTTGATAAAATAAAATATGGTTCTGAATGTATCAAAGTGGCTGATGGCAGAACCCGAATCCATTATAAAGTAAATGGTAAAGAATGGAATAGTTCTTATCTGAATTTAAGAATTGAACCACCGACAGAACAGGAATACAGAGACCGTGGTCTTTCAATTGAATTAACTAGAATTTTCAATAAAGTAATTAGTAAATAATACTTGACGGTGCGGGGGTAGGCAGCCCGCTAGCTGATTCAACCTACCCTCGTTACCGTTTTAAAATCAAAACAATGGAAAACAAAACCACAATCCCAAACAACGTGCATCCAATATTCGCACCTATCATAAACAGCATAGCACCGCAGAGCTATTGTCCTATATGTGGATCGGGTGACAGAGACTGTCCAAAGATCAGGGTGTGCGAAAGGTGTGCAAAACGACTAACCGTAAAATTAGAATCATGAAAGACACGATTATCATTTACAGCCCCGATCCTGAAATAGGTTATGGAGCTTTCGACCAGCAAGATGAACCCACTGAAATGGACTTATCAAAGATAGACAACATTGAATTTGATGATATTGATTATAACGACTATCCTGATTTTTGCGATGCTTTTATATCATCTGCTGACTATAACGGAGAGCTTATGGATGAGGACCAACTGGAATTACTCAATGAAGATCGGGAATTTATACACGAAAAACTATTCGATCAATTATTTTAAAAACCTATATAATAATGGAAACAACATTTAAGGAAAAAACAGAAAACAAACTGGCAAAAATCCAGCCAGACCAACTTGAATCAGTTATAAAAAATTCAGGTCTTGCTATTATCGAAGCGGAAGAAATTAAAACTGCCTACCTGCCTTTTTTGGTTCGACTTACTGAGGTCCAGGATCAAGCTGCAAAAATCAACTTTGAATCTCCAGTAGAATTGGACGAAACGATTGCCAGGGAACTACGATTAAAAACAGTTAAGATCCGAACTGATGCCGAAAAGTTAAAGGATGAACAAAAACGAGTTGATATTTTAAGAGGTAAAGTAAAACAGGATTCTTTTAACCTGATATCATCTTCCTGTAAACTCGCTGAAGAGGTATTTTTAAATGTAGAAAAGGCTCGTGAGATTGCGGAGAAAAAACGCAAGGCTCAATTAAAGATCGACAGGGAAGAAAAACTAGGTCCCTACACCGAGGCAGTATCCTTATATCCACTTGGTGAAATGTCAGAGGATCAGTTTAATGAACTTTATTCCGGATTAAGGATTGCACATGAAAATAAATTGGCTGCCGAAAAGAAGGCAGGGGAGGAAAGGATTGCAAAAGAAAAAGCCGAAGCAGCGGAGAGGGAGCGGATAAGACTTGAAAATATCCAGTTACAAAAAGAGGCAGCGGAAAAAGAAAAGGCATTTGAAGCAGAAAGAGAAAAAGTCAGAAAAGAGAATGAAGAGAAGGAGCGTATAGCAGAGATTGTGCGCAAAAAGAACGCTGCAATACTGAAGGCACAACAGGAAAAAGCTGACAAAGAACGCGCTGAATTGCTCGCAAAAGCTGAAGCAGAACGAAAAGATAAAGAACGTCTGGAAAAAGAAATTGCCGATAAGAAAGCTATTGAAGAAAAGAAAATCAGGGATGCTGAATTAAAATTACTGGCAGAAAAAAAAGCAAAGGCAGCAGCAGAAAAGAAGGCCAAACTCGCACCGGATAAAACAAAGCTTCTCAATTTCATGCAGTCAATAAACGACCTGCCGCGTCCTGAAGTTAAGAGTATTGAAGCTGCTAATATAGCCTCAAATGCCAATACGTTACTTGTTAAAGTAGCTAATTATATCAAAGAAAACGCTGATAAACTCTAATCATGGAAGCACTTGAAAAAACCAAAACGAAAACTCACTGGCGCAAGGTATTTCTTTCCGATTATCTGGGTTCATGTGACCTTGATGACGGAAAGGATCTAAAGGCTGTTATCAAATCCGTTACTGTGAAATCAGTTAAAGGTCCAGATGGTAAAGAACAGGAACGTAACGTTGCAACATTTACCGATTCTAAATTGAAGCCGATGATCCTTAATGCAACTAACTGCAAACTGATTAAGAAGTTTGCAGGATCGGTATTTATCAATGACTGGAATAATATACCTATTCAGATTTATGTCAAAGATGATATTAAGGCATTTGGTGAGGTTATTGAAGGACTAAGGATAAGGCCTACCCAGCCGGTAATGAGCAAGCCAAAGTTAACTCCTAACAGTCAGGCATGGCCAAAAGCTATTGAGTTCTTGAAAACTCCTGCAGGCACTATTGATGCTATCCGAACCAGGTATGATTTAAACAAAGAAGATGAAGAAATCTTAAAAGCCTCTGTATTATGATAAAGCATTACGATGTATTACAGAATGAAGAAGAATGGGACGCATTACGTCTTGGTAAATTCACTGCTTCAACCTTTTCCGATCTATTTATGGCAAAAACAACTAAAGGCTATCAGAATGCAATTATCAAAGTAGCCTTTGAAAGAGTTACCGGGGAAAGTGAGGAATCGTATAGCAATAAATGGATGCAAAGAGGCCATGAAAAGGAACCATTTGCAGTTGAAAACTATGAATTATTTTCCTTTAATACCTGTGCTCCTGCAGGATTTTATGAGTATGATGAATTTACTGGAGCCAGCCCTGACAGATTGATAGTTGGTCAGAATGGCGGATGTGAATTTAAGTGTCCTTCATTTCAGGTCTATAACGAATACCTCGAAACGCATAAACTACCAAAGGCTTACTACTGGCAGATCATAGGCCAATTACTTTGCACCGGATGGGACTTTATAGACTATATGCCGTATTCAAGTCCGAAGTTAAAGCAAATACTTATCCGGATTGAAAGAAGCCAGCACGAGGCAGCAATTGAGCAGCTTAAAACACAATTATCAATATCTATCGAAGAAGTTAAAATATTAATTGAACGTATTAAACAGTAAAAAAATGAGTAAAACAATTACAGGCAAAATCAATTTATTACAACTCCATGCAGTCCGTAAAATGATAAACGGACAGTTAGGGCTTGTTGAATGTTTAGTAATCCCGATTGAGAAAAATAAACTTTTTGTAGGTGAAAAAGGGGTTTATTTAGACTTGATCGCTTTTGAGGTCGATCCGGCTAAACGCAAGGCAGACAGCAAAGACACACACCTTTTAAAGCAATCTTTCTCTAAGGAGGTCCGGGAGGCAATGGGCGAGGAAGAATTAAAAGCTCTGCCCATAATTGGTAATTTACAGGTCTGGGGTGATTATGTCGAATCAGAGCCAGTAAGCTCAGGTGAGGTACAGGACGAACTTTCGGATCTGCCCTTCTGATGACTGATAAAGAATATACCAAAAGGATGGACTTTGCATATATGGGGGGTGGCTTGATTCCTATTTCCCCTAATGCTATTGAATTATGTGAGCAATCAGATAATGGTGAAGTATTATCTTTTGTTGAAATTACTAATCGAGATATTGCAATGCACCGTTGTTATTTTGCCTTATTAAATTTTATCTATGGTTATATGCCTCAAAAGTTTAAAAATGCAGTACCGGAAAATAAGTTTTATCTTTGGCTTAAGCATCTAAAGAAACAGTATGAGATACTTTTTACGTTCTCTGATGGTACTTCTCTTGTGGAATATGATTCTATATCTTTTGGGAGGATGTCACAGAAAACTTTCGAAACATACATCAGAGAACAACTTCCATATATTTATACTGATGTACTTGGTAAGTATTTTGAAGGTGACATCCTGAATGGAATAATTGATACAATCGAAGAAGAGTTTAAGAAATTTCTAAGCAAGTTATGACTAAACATTGTAAAATCTACATGGATTATTTCGATATTGGTGAACAAGATACCTGGCAGTGTGAAGCCTGTACTAAGCAGGACCACATACAGAACTTACAGATTCATCATATCTACGGCAGGGGAAAGGGTAAGGATGTTATTGAAAATCTGGCCTGTTTGTGTTCAAAGTGCCATAGCCGGGCCCATGGAGCAAAGGACTTTGTCAGCAAGTCAGAATTTGCTTATATACATAATAATTTTTTAATGGGAAACAGAATAAAGTTTTTAAATTGAAAAATATTTATTATCTTCGTGGTGAGATAGTCTGGGGTAATT